TGGACGAGGGTTCGATTCCCTCCATCTCCACCAGAAGTATATTATAATAAAGTAGTGGATATCCATTACCTTAAAACGACTGTGAGGGCTTATCGTAGGTGTGTCACAGCCATCCAACTTCGAGTGTGGATAGGGGACGATAAGATAGTATACTTCTGATGGGCAAGACCTGGTTTCGACAGGGTGAGATAATAGAAAAAGGCAACACGGTAGGCGACTGACCGTAAATCAAGCAAAAAACTACAAATGCAAACGACGCATTTTATGGTGAGGATCGCCTAGCAGCGTAACTTACTTGGGGTTTGAGAGAGTGTACCTTATTACCAAAACACTCTCACCAAATTTTTTATATCATGAAAGTATACATTTCAAATTATCGTGACCACTGGCTTTCTCCCTATACAATATTGGAGAAAGTTTTCTTTTGGCGTGAGATTGATTATGATGAGCCAATCATTGAGAAACTTTCCAATATACTCAATCCATTTTGTGTAGCATGGCATAAGTTTCTTGACTTTGTTCATCCACGAATCAAATATGTGAAGATTGATTATTGGGATACATGGTCAATGGATTCTACATTGGCACCAATCATTCTACCAATGCTCAAACAACTCCGTGATACCAAACACGGTTCACCTATGGTTGACATGGAAGATGTGCCAGAATACATGCGAACAACCACAACGGAAGATTGGGATTCACAACGAGTATTTGATTTCTACAATGAAGATGAACCCGAAGGATATGATGTTCACAAACGTTGGGATTGGGTACTGAACGAAATGATTTTTGCCTTTGAACATCTTGTTGATGACGAATGGGAAAATGAATTTAGTTCTGGTGAAAATAATATGATACATGTACCATGTGAATGGGATGAGAACGGTAAACCAAAACTTTATACCACAGAACATGGTCCTAATCACACATACAAATGTGATTATGATGGTTTATTTAAAGTTCATGAACGTATGGGTAATGGATTCCGTTTGTTTGGTAAATATTTTAGACACCTTTGGGACTAATGGACAATATTATTCCATTTAGAAAAAGAAATGATGCTAATAATGAACCCATTATTGCTTCAGATTATTTTGGTAGTGAGCACTTTCCTTTGCTAGAATTATTGGAACAAATTGAAAAACTAAAAGAAAAAAACACTAAATAAAAATACTGGCACCACACACACAATCGCCAGTAAAACACACACAGGAGAAACACATGAGTAATCTAACACCGTTCGAGATTCGTCTTGAACTTCTAAAAATGGCGAAAGAACTTTTGATGGAGGAATATCACTCCAACAAAGATCGCCTGACAAATGAATGGCATGTGAAGGTAGAGTCCGCTAAACTAAACGGACAAGCAATACCAGATCATCCAGCCTTTCCAACTTATCCCTCAGAAAACGATATCATCACCAAGGCACAGTCCTTGAATGGATTCGTTTCTAACATTACAGCAGAAAAAACACAGAGCAAAAAGTCTGCCTGACGGGAACGGAGGTGCTTGTGGCACCTCTCTAACTTATAGGAGAAATAATGCGTTACATAACACTATTACTTTGTAGTATATTTGCAGCATTCATATTATACGTAGGACATGCAGCAGCCAATATTCGTATTCCAGTTACACCACAGGTACAACTGGAAGATTTAACACCACATGCACGTGCAGAGGTAGAATGCCTTGCACAGAACATGTATTTCGAAGCAGGTAAAGAACCTAAACTAGGACAACTTGCCGTAGCATTTGTCACACACAATAGAGTGCAGTCTGGTATGTTTGCCGACACATATTGTGGTGTAGTAAAACAAAAAGAGAAGGTGTATGCAGTAGTTTCATGGTATTGTGACAAAAGAGCAAAGGCAATGATTGACCGTAATATCTTGACAATTGAGAACAATTCAGTGTATAATAATCTTACTGACTTGGCATTACGCTTTTATTTGTACACGGAAACATTTAAAGACCCAACAAAGGGAGCAATGTTCTTTCATGCAGATTATGTAAAGCCTGTTTGGAGCAATATCAAACACACTGTGCAAATAGGTAGACACATTTTTTATAACAAGGTAAAACGAAACACATGAGTATTTTAAACAAAAAGGAGAAGGTGATTATGGAGAAAGGATTGAGTAATATAACCACAATATCAATTACGGTGGTTTTACTTTCAATCGTTACTGCGATTTGTATTTACGGTTTGAATGATCGAAAACTTATGGCAGCAAATATTGAAAACGCAATCGCAAAAGGAATTGATCCACTTACTGTTAGGTGTTCATATGCCAAAAGTGATGACATAGTTTGTATAGCACACGCAGCAAATCGTAAATAAAAAAAGGAGATTATATTATGCATTTTAATTATGATGAGAAACACAATTTGACTTTTCGTTTTGAATCAAATGACGGTGAACGTAGTTTGGAAATGAATTGTAACGAACTTTTTATCAATGATATTCTTTATCGTTTCAAAGAGTTTTTACAAGGATGTGGATATGAAATCAATGGTGAAATCGAAGTTGTTGAATATGATTCTGAAGATTATCAAGATGATTTGAAAGAATCACCAAAGTTCGACTTCAGTAATATACCAAACAACAACTGGCCATTTGGTGGATTAACTTCACAACCTATTCCAGCATTGACTACAGTGGATATTTCTTCATTTAGTTCACCTGATTCATCAAATTTTAAAGTAAATCAATTTCCTACAATGGCACCATTGACGAAAGAACAAATTGAGTCATGGAAAATGGAAATGCCAGGCACACTTGGCGGCGCAAAAGTGAAATTCTAATGCCAACAAAAGATGAAATGCTAAAGTTCTCTTTGCAGATTGAACGGTTAGTAGCGAATACAGATTACACATATCTTGAGGCTATTACTGAACATTGCAAAGAAACTGGTTTGGAAATTGAAGTTGCTGCTACTTTAATTACACCAAATTTAAAAGCAAAAATTCATGAACAAGCAGAACGTTTGAATATGTTAAAAGACAAAGGTAATCGTTTACCGATATGACCGGTTATGAAGCCTTCTGCTTATACACTTCTCTCAAACTTCACTTCAATTCTGATACTTACGATTACTTTCGATATCATGGTAAAGTAAGTACCAGCATTGAAGCATTTGAGAATAGAAAAGACAAATACCATTTCTATAAATTGAGTCGGAGATTTATTAATGATGACCAAGGTAGAGATTTTATTGTTGCTAATCTTGTGCATGATTCTAATGTTTGGATTGGACATTTACTAACAAATGAATCTGATATTGAATATCGTAAGCGTCAAAAGATTATTCAGTCATTGACTTATACATTCACTAATGAGATTGCTTCATTAATGAGTCATAAAGAACCAAATGAATTATTAATGATACATGATGATTATCCAGAATTATTAACAAAACTATTGCATGATGAAATATCATTAGAAACTGTTTGTATTCTAAATCAGCTAATGAATTTTTTACCTATGTGGGATAAAAAAATTACTGATACAATTCATTATCCAAACATCAGTCGAAAGATAAAAAAATACACACCGTTTATAAAGTTTGAACCAACAAAATATAAAATTATATTGAAGAAAGAATACGATGCGAATACAGAAAATATATCTTGACATGGATGGAGTCCTTTGTGACTTCTATAAACGATACAATGAAATATTCAAAGTTGAACTAGAACACAAACGATCACATGCTGAAAAGGTAACACTCGAATGGGATAAGTTTGTTGAAGGTAAAAACTTTGAAACTCTAGATTGGCATCCTGGTGGACTAGAACTACTGAAATATATCATTTCACTTGATATACCAGTAGAAATTCTTTCATCTTCCGGTGGACATAAACATCATGAAGAAGTAAAGAAGCAAAAAAAGATTTGGTTAAAAAGACATCACATTGACTTTACTGCCAATATCGTACCTGGACGTAAATTGAAGGCTACTTATGCAAAACCAGATATCATTCTAATTGATGATACCGAAGATGTTATTGATGATTTTAATATCGCCGGTGGTATAGGTATACTTCACAAAGACACGGAAAAAACAATAAAAATTGTGCAATCAATACTTGACGACACATATATACATGTATATAATGAATCATGTGAACAAGATGCACACATAAACTAATATTAACTTAATACGAGGTAATTACATGACAGATTTTTCTTCTCTTAAACGCAATCGCAATTCGTTCGACAAACTAACGAAAGCGATTGAATCAATAAATGCTCCCGCAGAAGGTTCCAAAGATGATGACCGTTTTTGGCAACCAGAAACAGACAAAGCAGGTAATGGAATGGCAATGATTCGTTTTCTACCAGCACCAGCAGTAGATGGTGATGATGCTCTTCCTTGGGTTCGTGTATTCAATCACGGGTTCCAAGGTCCAGGTGGTTGGTACATTGAAAACT